TGGTCACCAAAAACGGCATCAAGATATACAAGAAACCCGTTAAGGGCGGCGAGTATGTACTCGGTGGTGATCCATCGGGGGGCTATGCTTCGGACAAGAGCGCTTTATCAATCTGGGAGCGCAAAAGTAAGGAACAGGTAGCCCAGTGGGTAGGACTAGCCTCGGCCGATGATGTGGCTGAAATCGCTAAGATTATGTGTACGATCTACAATATGGCCTTTGCCGGTATCGAGAACAATATTCAGTCGCTTATCCTCTTCTTCTCCAAGATTTACGACCACTACTACTCGATCATCGTGGAGGATGAGCGCACTAAGCGGCGGATTAAGAAGATCGGGTTCAATACGAACAGTAAGACCCGTGACCCGCTTATCGACGGTTTTATTAAAGAGCTAGACGACGATGCCCTCATAATCAACTCGGCCTATACCCTCAAAGAAATGAAAACCTTTGTGAAGAAGGAGAACGGCAAGCGGGAACACGCCGATGGTAAGAATGACGACGCGCTTTTTGCCGACTTCATTGCGGTTAAAATGTTCAACCATTGGAGGCCATACGGAAGGGCTGCCGGTGGTGGGGCTATCAAGATTAAAACCTCAGCGAACCCGATGGGGCTCAAACCGTCGCCTATCAAAGTTACTGATGGCAATGAGATGCAAGGCCCTGACTTTTGGGAGATTGTGAAACATGGTACTAGAAAGAATGGAACCATTGAGTGATAGAATGTTTGCATAATGCTTATACCGCACCAGGATACTTACCACGACTACGCCATTACGGTATGGCTTTCTAATGAGCCCATGGAATCGCGAAGTAAAAAGTCATTCCGTTGCTGTGTATGCGGCCACCTAGTTTTTGAGTATTATGACCATGTCCGCATGATTATGCCCGGTGTTCAGGGTTTCGCTAAGGCTCCCGTAGTTGTTCAATGCCATGGTATCCTAAAGGAACATAGCGAGAAGAATACGAGGCGCTGTAAATGTAAGTACCATATTCAGTGAATGAAGATCAGTCCAATTTGACCGAAGAGCAGGCCGTTGTAGAAAGCCAGGAAATTGCGCTGACTATTACTGACTCTGAGTTAAATCAGCTTCTCGACCGCAAGATCGAAGAGTCTAAGGCAAAGCGTACCCTTCTTAAACTAGACAAACGTACTAAAGAAAACTGGAAATACTTCAAAGGTGACCAAATCGACGTTGATAATCTTGACCGCTGGCAGCTTCCTTTTGTGGATAATGCTATCTATGACGATACCAATTACCGGATTGTCATGGCAGCTTCACGAATCCCAGACATCAATATTATTTCACCAAACGAAGATATCAAGAGTCAGGATAATGCCGATGACGTTAAGCAGGTAGTTGAATCTAACATCAAGACTCGGGCAGTTAAGTCAATGGTTAAAAAAGGGCTCCTATACCTGCATACTGACCTACTAGGGGTCATGAAAGTACGCTGGGATAAGAATCGAGGCAAGACCGGGGATTACGTTTTTGAGATTGTGAAGCCGGGAAATATTGAAGTAGATATGACCTCTACCATTCCTGACGATGGGTTCACCGCCGACAATATGGAAGTAGTCATCGAATGGCTAGATGAGCCTACCAAGGTAGTCATGGCCAAGTTTCCTTCTAAAAAAGATGATTTAACGCGGGAACTCGGCAAAGGAAACAAACGGGATATTCCAGCCAAGATTCGCTATATGGAAGCCCATTTCACCTTCTACACCGATGCCGGTGAGCAAATGGAAGGAGTCTGTTGGCGCTATCAGAACCTTATTCTAGGCAAGGAAAAAAGTCCTAACTGGGACTGGAATGGTTACATGGGAGCTTCAGACCAGCCTGCAACGGACGAATCTGGTCAGCCAGTCGCTCACCCACTTACGGGAGAACCTATCTATATGCAGGAACAGAAGTATCGCAACTTCTTTGACCAACCTCGCAAACCTTACATCTTCTTCTCTTACCTCAATGACAACGAGGCTCCAATGGAGATTTCAAGTCCTATTGAGCAATCTATTGCCCTACAACGAAACTTGAATCGTCGTGGGCGCCAGATTACCGAGATTGCCGATAACGTAGTTCCAAAACTCGCTTTCAATGGCCAGTATATTGACAAGGAAGCAGTACGAAACATTACCAAAGACCCTAATGAACATATTTGGATTCCTAATGATGGCGAGGTAAATGATGCGCCCATTACAGATATGGTTACCGAGTTCAGCGGCGCTCCTCCTTCTCCTGAGCTGCTTGCTGATATGGAGATTATGCGTAGCCGTATTGCTCAGAAGTTCAGTACTGGCAATGCAAACCAACGAACTGGAGCGCAGCGTGAGTCCGGCATCTCTAAACAAATTACCAAGGAAGTAGATTTAGCTGTTTCCGATGATATTACCGAGATTGTCGTGGAGCGGGTAATTTACGAGATGGTTTCCTGGTCGCTTCAAATGATGAAGCTCAACTACGACGAGGAACACTACACCCGCACTCTTGGAAGAGATGGAAATGCTGCCTATATTTCCATGACCCAGGATAAGATTGAGGATGGCATTGTAGTAGAAGTAGAGGTTTCCGCGACTAAGAAGGCTGAGCGCCAGGCTACGGCTCAGTTCCTAGCAGCTAACAAGGCAATTGACCCACTATCCTTGCTTGAGGATATGGACGTACCTAATGAGAAGGCCCGGGTACAACGCTTACTTTCCTTTACTATGGGAGCAAGTGATAACTATCGCACCTACCTTACACAGATTGATATTGACCCCAATACCATGCCTGCTCCTCCTATGCAGCCTCCTGCCGGTGGAAAACCTGGGGAAAACCCAACTGGTTCAGCACCACCTCAAGCGGGTAATCCTGGGGATAATGGCGCTCCTCAGATGGACGCAACGCAAGCACAGAAAGATCTGGAAGCCTTGGTTCAAGGACAGCAAGTCCAACCTACGGGAGAACCTACCGAAGAATATATCCAAGTATTCGCTGATTTCGTGCAGTCAGGGCACCTGGAGTCCCTTCCGCCTGAAGCGCAGCAGGCTATCCAAGACTATATAGGTTTACTTCAACCCCAAGGCGCAGTAGCATAGAGTTATGAGTAAAGACACTACTACAAAATCTGTTCCAACGCCAAAGTATCGCCCTTCTTTCTATGTCTCTGAAAGTGAACTTCCCGAGATTAAAGACTGGAAGATGGGAAAGAAGTATAAACTCATTATCGAAGCCGAACTCGTCGGTATGCAGAATAAATCTTCATATGTTGGCATAGGTTCTGAGGAAAGCGGCGAAAAGGACGAAGGCAAGGACGAAGGCATCGAAGCCCGGTTCAAAATTGCCTCAGTTTCTACCCCTGAAGCACAATCTAAAGTAGGCTCTTATCTTAAAGAGAAAGCCTCTAGCTAACCATTTCTTCCCATGAAGAACCGTAAGAACGCTTCAAAGCGTCAAGAACCAAGTGAACCCGAGTCTTTTGTTATGCCTGATTCTGAACAAGATATTGATATTAGCCGCCGACCGCTTACGCTCACTCACCCAATTTTTAGTACCCTTAAAGGGATCATTAAAGATCAGGCTGAGATTCTTAGAGATCAGCAAAGCGCAATTAATCGTCTAAGCAACGAGCTGGCTGATGTAAAACAGAACCTTTATAGCATCAATACTGTTATTTCTCCTCCTATCCAAGAAGCTCCTAACAATTAAACACCATGGAAAAAGACCTCCAATTATCACCTGAAGAACAGGCCGAACTAGATAAGCAGTTTCCGGCTGGCGATCCTGCTACCGATCCTGAGCCAGAACCTAAACCAGAGAGCACAGTCTCCCCTGAAGAAATTCTGGGTGCGTTGGAGAATCTTGGTGTTCAGCTTCAGGAAATGAATACAAAGGAAGATACACCAGCTCCTAAAGAGGGTGAGGAAGGTTGGGTTCCTAAGGACTGGAACGAAGTAGCCTCTAAAATGTCTGAAGCAGCAGAACAAGCTCTGGAAGACCGCAGTAAGGCGGCTCAAGAAGCCCAGCAAAACGCCGCCAAAGAACAGGAAAACCTTGGGAGAGAGATTGAAGGACGGTTAGAAACCCTAGAGAAGTCAGGCCGTCTTCCTAAGATGGTAGATAGTAAGAGCGACACTGATCCTGGCGTTATTGCCCGGCGCGAACTTTTCGCCTACGCCTCGCAGTTCAATACCATGGACTTTGAACCAATCATGGACACTTTAGAAACTGCTCACAAAGCGCATCAGTATTTTGACTATAAGACCTTTAAATGGACTGATCGCTCACCTAACCCTGGAAAATATATGCCTGTTGGTTCTTCTAGTCGTACCACTCCTGCAGTTCCTGGCACTCCTGATGCGAAGTTTATCCGTGGTCATACTTTAGATCAGTTGGCAGCGATGGGTTCTGAGCGAGCTGGCGAATAGTTGACATTACAATGAGAAGCGCTCTATTCTGGAGGTAGATCGCTATAAGCGGCGCGCGTGTTTATAAAGCACGGCGCCGTTTTTTTTGTTTGTTCTCTATTTAGTAAAGGTAATAAACCTCCATGGTATTCCCAGAACGAGTCGCCTCATTAACCCAGCAATATCTTCTACCAAAGGTAGTTGATAACGTATTGAACTCGAACGTCCTCACGTTCCGCCTTATGGGTAACGCCCGCCCAGGTGCCGGTGTTGCTATCGTAAAGCCTATTAAGTACCAGAACACCGGAATGGCTACGTCCTTCTCGGGTCTTGATACTTTCGCCGCTACCCTGCCAAACGTAACGACCCGGATGTCCTTTGATATGCGTGGCCACCGCATTCCTTTGGCTGTTTCAGGTATGGATCGCTCGGCTAACGCCGTTTCGGATACTCAAGTAACGGACCTCGTAGTCTTCACCCTTGAGAATGGTCAGCAAGAGTTGATCGACAGCATTGGTTCAGCCATCTACGGAGATGGAACAGGTAATACGAACAAAGACTTCATCGGTATGGGCGCCATTGTAGACGACGGTACGAATGTTTCTACTATCGGTACTCTTTCCCGTACTACCTACCCTGTCCTGAATGCTACGATTACCAGCCTTCCTACTCTGACTCTGGCCGGTATGAGTACGATGCAGTCGTCTACCTCATCGGGTGGTGGTATGCAGAACTCAACCCTGCTTGTTTCTGATGAAAATCGTTGGGATTTGTTTGAACAGCTTTTGACCCCAACCGTTCGCGAGTCTTACTCGCTAATGGGTTACCCAACCTTGGGTCTAAAGGGCGGCCTCACTAAGTCTGGTGAAGGTTTGTCCGGCCAAGCTGGCTTCATTGCTCTTTCGTTCCGAGGTATTCCTTACGGAAAAGATGAGAAAGCAACCGCGCAAAACATCTACTTCCTCAATGAGAACTGGATTCAGTACTACGGTTGGAAAGCTGCTGGTTACAATGGTATCGGTCTTGGCAGCACGACTACTGAAGGCCTGTATGGTGAAGAGGGAATGTCCAACTTTGCTGGATTCTCCTGGAGCGGATGGCAGATTCCACCTAACCAGTACGGTTTCATTGCAGACCTTATTGTCTTGGGGAATGTTACTTCTTGGCAGCCACGCCGCCAAGGTCGCCTCTACGCTGTAACTTCAGTCTAAATTAACTAATTTTAAGAAACACTCATGAGTTCACTCGGAAATTCCGTCTTCATTACGGATATTAACCCGCTTCAGTCGAGTACCGTTCAACAAATGCAGTTAGGCTCTATGGGCTATGACCGCGTTAACCGTACATATCGGTATTGTTTAGCTGGTGGTTCAGCTCTCGTTGCAGGTAACCTATTGCAGTCAGAAGCTCGCGATACTGCCTTTACGGATATGGCTGTTCAAGCTGCCGCTGCTGTCGGAGCTACCCAAATCAGCGTAACGCTCGGTGCAACTGCCACAACGGCTAACCTCTTTACTGAGGGAACCTTGGCAATCACCTCCTCAACTGGCATTGGTCAGACCTTTACCATCAAGAGTCACACCGTAGCCGCTGGTGCTGCCACTTGTACCTTTACGGTTGAAGAGCCTATTGTAACGGCCCTTACTACTTCCTCGAAAGTTACTATTTCTACCAACCTCTACGCTCGCGTTATCCAAAGTCCTACTGCTCGAACGGGTAAAATCGTTGGGGTTGCTCTCCTTGCTATCCCAGCCAGTAGTTATGGATGGATTGGTACTAAAGGAGTATTCGCTGTTCTTTCAGACGCTACCATCGCTGCTGTTGGTGAGGCTCTTTCGCCTTCTACTACCACCGCTGGATGTGTAACCAAGCAGGTAACTTTGCTTGAAACCGTTGGTTCCGCTCACTTGCTCGGTATTTCCGCTAAGTGTGAACCTGCCTTCATCAGCATTAACTAAGAGTCATGGAAGATGCTATCGACACTCCTTCGAGGGCTAGGGATGCACAAGGCCACTTTGTTAAGTCTGAGGAAGTAGACCCCGCTATTACGATTATCGAGGTTGATGATGTCGATCCAAAGCCGATCAAAGCTAAACCTAAGAAGCCAGGAATGGCTCCAGAGGAAGTAACTGAGCGACCTGAAGGCTGCGAACACTGTGTAAACACAGGATTAGAGCCTGGGGTTGGACTCGATATTGCCAAGTATTGTCCCATATGTCACGGTTCCCCATTTATTGTTAAATCTATCTAAGCGCTTTGACGAGGAAAGCCTAACGGCCGATTCAGGAAGCAGAAAGGGCATTTATGCCAGCAGGCGGTCTTAAACAATACGTTCCAGCACTTCGCTACGGAACTAAAATCACTCCCGATGAACTTCAGGGAGGTGGTTTCAACACTACAGGTAACATCTGGTATGTAAGCTCCACTACTACCGGAGCCTCCAATACGAATGATGGAAAAACGATTCAGTTTCCTTTTGCAACTCTCAACGCTGCTGTAACAGCCGCTACCGCTAACAACGGAGATGTGATTGTGGTTATGCCAAAGCACTCTGAAACTATCATTGGTGCAGCCGGTATTACCGTTACCAAAGCCGGTATCACTATTATTGGTTCAGGATATGGTCGCCAACGCCCAACCTTCACCTTTACGACCTCTACCGCCGCTTCGTTCGATATTACCGCTGCTGATACCACGGTTTACAACTGTGTATTTGTCTGTGGAATTGATGCTCAGCTTGCTATGGCCAACGTCACCGCTGCTGATGTATCGTT